TTCTAAGTTCGCCATGTTATTCGTTTATATTTAATTTTGTCATTTTACCAGTATAAGGCGTAGCCCATTGTGATGATACAACTGGTGCTATATCTCCTACACTAATGCTATACATACTAGGATAATTACTATTTTCAGGAAAATCTGTATATGCCTGAAACTTTTCAAATTCCCTACGGTTTGTAACTCTATTGTATTTAAATATTGGTGTAGGTTGTTGTGCTTTCATACCGTATAATGCAAATGCTGTAAATACTTTTTGTGGTACACCTGTAATTTGATCTGTTTTAAAATACAAACCATTAGCAGTTATATTATTATAAACTTGTACTTTAAAATTTAAAATACCTCTACCAACATAATCTAATTGTACTTCAGCTTCCCATGTGTTTTTTGTAGTATCTGTTATTTTAAAACCTTCAATATGCATATTTTCAATAGCTTTTGTAGGTGGAACACCATTTGTATAATTAGTTGTAGTTACAATATTTAAAGTACCTGTATTAGCTAATGTTTTATTATCTGGTATTTGTAAAGGAGATTCATATCTCAAATCTACATATGTACCTGTAATTTTAATTTTTTGGTTAGCTAAAGATCTATCAGCTACTATACCAATTTTACTTGCATGCATAAATCCTCCTAATGAAGATACTAATTTTTGATTTCCATAAGCATAACTATATTTAACTTTTGGCCTATTAGGATCTGGACATTCATCTTTTTTAAATGTTATTTTATTTGATTTATTTATATTACGATAATGCCCTTTTGCAAGATATGCAGGTTGTCCACTATAATCTACTGTTATAGGATCAGCTAATTTATTATAACCTTCTATACTAAAAGAATAATAATCTTCTACTTTATAACGTATGTTATTATCTTTATCTCTAAAAAACAATAGACTTCCATCTGTTAACTTTGTATCTGTAGAATACATTGTTATAGTTTGTATGTTTTTATCTATAGGTATACTACAAGGATGATTCCTATGTGCTATAGTGTTTCCAACTTTAACTTTATACTCTGTAAAATAATTTGGAAAATCATTATTTAAAGTAGCTACAAGGCTAGGCCTGTAAGTTATCCAGCTTCCAGGCGAAGTACCACCAAAGTTATATTTTATATTTATTGTTAATGTTTTACGATCAGAACTTAACTCAAATGGACCTGTTATACTTTTACTATTACCATATATATCTGTGTAACTACCCGCCGCAGCTTTACTTATATAACTACCTGAATCAGGAAAAGTAACATCAAATTTATTAGTATCTGTAATACTAGCATCCCACCAATACCATAATACATCCGGTAATGTAAGTATATTTTGTATTAATCTATCTTGATTACTAGCATCCCTAACATGCCAATTACCAGTTCTATATCCATTAGAAGGTGCATCAAAATTCACATTCCATCCTCCTGTTTCTACCACTCTATGATTTGGGAAATTAGTTATAGATGTAATATTATATTGAGCTGCTATAGTATCAATAACTGAAACAGCATGAGAGTGATTATGACTTATTGATACACTACTATTACCGTTTTTCTTTGTAAAACCGCTCTCTTTAAGCTGTGTAGGCATAGTTATCAAAACATGTGTTTTAACACCTGTTGTAGCTTGAAATAATTGTTCTACAGGTCTTATAGTAATAGTTTGATTACTTGAAGGCATTTTAAATGCAATGTTTTTAAAGCCTACAGATAACTCATTTGATGTACCACTTGTTCTTGCGCCAAACTGAACTCTATCTGTGTATGTAGATGTTACATCATTATTTGAACTATCATATAATTTAAATGGTTGCGTATTTGTAAATGTTGTTTTGGGCTCATAGTTTGATGCTGCATTTAAAGTAAAAAAGTAATTACGTGAAACACTATGTATTTTATTTGATGGTGCTGTAATAGTATATGGTATTGAAGCACCTAAATAACCAACTGTGCTATAATTAGTTGTTGCAGTTCCTGAAGCTGTAGTATTACTGTATGCAAAAGTTAAAGTAACATTTTTTTGTATTATATTTTCTAAGTCTAAGAAAAAGCTTTCACTATTCGCTATATTATCAGATGTAATTTTACCTTCTATAGCTAATGTATCATTTGTAGCTGTAGTAATAACAAAATTAGAAAAAACTATATTAGTACCAGTTGTATTTGTAGAAAACTGTAAATCATTAAAAACCGGTGTTTTTACAACGCTATAACCTGTACCATTAAGCGTTGTTGTTAATTTAAAATCAAAATTTGCTTTATCAGCTGCATAACCTGCAATTTCTACGTTTTTTAATGCAGAAGCAGCAGAGCTTAGTAACAAATTGTTTGGATTTATAATTAAGCTTATATATTGTAACGTACGTAATGGTCTAGATAAAGTATAAGTTTCTGAACCAAAGTTAGCATCAAATTCCGTATCTCCTTTTGTATTAATTTTTACAGTAAAATTTAAAGCGCTGTCACCTGCAGGAAAATCTAAATCTATATTTTCTATATCAGTACCAAAAACTATAGTTTCTGTTTTAATTACTGAAGAAGCATCTGAAAATATTATTTCACATTCTGCACCTGCTTCACCAATTATTTGTAATATTCTGTTTTCACCATCATTACTGATAGCACTAGTATCAAGTTTACTAGATAATAATTTTGGTGGCGGTATATATATTTCTTGCGGATCTACAGTTAAAACATAGTTTTGATTACTTGTATCTACAGTTGGTATTGTAATACTTTCTATTACATCTACGCTACCATTATTATTAGTTAGTTTTAAAGTAATTAATGAATTATCAATACTTATATTTTGTTTTATTAATGTAAAACCAGAATCAGGCGATACTTTTCTTTGTTTTATTATTTGTTCAGTTCCAGGATCATTAGTAATTGTAAATGTACCATTACCTACATCATCAGTAAAATTAAAACCTGTAATACTATAATTACCACTAACTGTAACAGGTTTTAGTAATATTTTACCTGTAAGCGTTATTATTATAGTTTGACCATTTACAGGGTTTAATGATTCTAAATATTTACCGCTAATTTTAACAATTACATCGTCATTATCATTATCAAAAGTTATTAAACTAGATGAGTGTGTAAATAGTGTTTTATTTATTAAATAAGAACTACCGGCTATTAATCTTATCTCTATATCATCTATACTTTTATCTTGTTTTATTTCTATATCGTTTTTTTGTTGCGATGACCAAGATGTACCATCTTCTACTTTTACATTAAATTTATCTATTGTTTTTGCACCTACTTGTACTATATAATCCGGCGCACCAGCTGCTATAGATCTACCAATGCCTTGTGTAGAAAAGTTTTTATTGTCAAGTGTATTTATATTTTTACTTTCTTGTGTAATATTAGCAAAATATTTATTTTCTTTCTCTGTAAATGCAGTTTCATTACCAATTACTTGATCTGTTCTCAATGTTTTAGCTACCCAACCATTTGTACCTTCATAACCTAAAGTTTTAAACTTTTTAATTACGGAAGGATTATCATTTATAACTAACTCTACAAACGAAGGATATTGTACATCATAAAAATTATTAAATAAAGAATTATTACTATAATGTTGCCATAATTCTCCAAGTCTATACGTGTAATATACGTTATTTAAATAAACACTGTTCTCTGGTATAAACGAAAGCCTTGATACCCAACCATTTGTGTCTTCAGAAAAACATATTGTATCTTGATCATCAAAAGAGATATTATAAAGACCATTTCTAGGATCATAACTACCTCTAAATAAACCACTACTAAATAATCTGTTACGGAAAAAACTACCCATAAAATTACTTGATATAGGTGTTAATCCATTTTTAGATAATCTTAATATACTACCTCTTTTTCTATCAGCAAAATAACATCTAAAACCATGTGCTGCAAAAGATTCTGGATTATTGCTTATTCCGTAATCACCATTGTATTCTATAGGATCGCCCAGTACTCTTGAGTCTGATATTAAATTAGAACTACCATCTGCATTGTACAAAGCAGATTTACTAGCTAATACTCTCAAAGTTTTATCTTCACACAAAACAACTAAAGAATCATCCCAAGCGTGTAACTTTTGTATACTACCATAAATAGGTAAAAAGTCTTTAGTTATAGGATTAGCCATGTTAAATTCATTTGTTTTATTAACACCGCTTCTTGAATTTATAATACCACTAAATATAAGGCCATTAAACTTGTGTTCTTCTAAAAATGGTTGATCTAATACTGTAGAAGCTTTTACACCATTATCTATAAAAACAGCATTAAAATCATCACGTATCCTATTTGATTCTACACCATTATTAAATGATATTGCGTTGTACCAATTAAGATCAAGCTCTGTGTTGTGTTTATCAATATCTATAATATCTGATGCCTCAAAATATATATTTAATTCTGTTTTACTTTCTAAAGGTTCTGTTTCAAATATAGCTGGATCTTTTACAATAGTTTGTTCATCATCTATTTCTTGTAAAATTTCCATTTGTATTTCTTCTTCCCATGTGTCATCACCTCTTGTACAAACTGTTTCATCTAATGGTTTAAAATTACCATCTTCATCAATAAATCTAAAACTTATTCTTTTATAATCTCTTCTGTTAGTACCACCAAAACCTCTTCTAAAATCTTCTACTAATACTTGGCCTATTTCATATATTGTATCATGATGTAAAGTATTGTCTTGGTTAGTAAACCTTACGAAATTACCTACTTTTGCAATTTTTGCTAATTTTTCAACTTTACTATTCATAAAGCGAGTAGCTGCTTCTAATGTAATATTATACTCTAAAGAACCAACAACAATTCTTTCACCAGTTTCTGGTGTATTACCGGGTACTTTTGAACCACCAAAACCTACAACAAAATGGTTTCTAGGATCTTCATCATGTTTACCTGCAGCGTTTGTTTTACCTCTGTTAGCATTTTCGTATGTATTAGGATTTTTTCTTCCTGTACCTTCTGGCTCGTTTTCGCTATACACACCTATTAAATTGTTTGACGCTTTTGCTAAATACTCAATACCACCTACAGTTTGTTTAATAATAGATTCTATTAAAGCTGTATTAGTTTTTATTTTTACAAAAAATCTACCATCAAATTCTTTATCACCAGCAGCGCTAAACTCCTCATGTATTGTTACATTAACACCAAAGTTAGTACCTGCATCTCCTAAATTGCCAGTGCTTTTATTATAAATAATATGTACATCTTCTTGAAATGGATCTTCAAAATCTATTTTAATTTCATTATCACCAGAAGGATGTTGTGAAAGTCTTTTTATTTTATATAACTTTGACTCTTTTCCTAAATATTCAAAAGATATATATCTACCAGCTTTTACTTCTTTAGCATCATCTAAAGGAACACCATCACTGCTACCGTTTATTTGTTTTATTTGTATACTAGCAAAGTCTTTTACTGGTGCATTGTTTTCTGCGTTTGATTTATTAGTTATAGTAGCACCACCACCAGAACCACTATAATCATCTGTAAAAACAACATCTGCAAAAGAAACTACAGCTTTTTTTCTAGCTGTTATAAATTCAGGTGGTTCTGCTGATATATCTATTATTTTATATCTATTATTTTCGAAAGTACATGGTTGATTATCACCATGGTTTTTCTTTAACAATAAATAATGTTCTTCTGTAACTTTATTTCTTTCACCTGACGGAAAACTTATATAACTAAAACCATTTTCCTCATCATTGTATATTCTATCAGCCGCAAGATTATAATATTCACCTGAAGTTTCTTTTATAAAATACCTATAATGTGTTGCCCAAGCAGGTGGTTCATTGTTTAAATTTACACATATTCTATTATTATTTATAGATTCATTTTTTGGTACAAATAAAGCGCCTGTTTCGTTTGATAATACAGGTGTTTGCCTATTATAATCATCGCTATACACAACCCCAAGCTGATAATTTCTATTTGATTTTATAGTTGTTTTTAAATTACTAGCATATGGCTTGTATTTTACATCAAACTCAGGATCTTTATATATATCATAGTTTTGTGTATAATTTCCATATATTATTCTATTACCTGTAACCTCTTGCGCTTTGGCTTTTTTTGGTACATTATCCCATTGTCTTAACAGCTGTGTGTTTTCTATAATACTGTGTATTTGCTCTTTGTTAATAACAAAAACATTATTAAAATCTTTTGTTTTTTTAGTTACTAAATTATATACATTATTATTTCTTGTTTCTTTAAATAAAATATCTATTTCAACAACTTCATCAGAACCTAAATCAAAATCACTTAATTCTATATTACGTGTTTGATTTACCATACCATAATTAAACGCCTCTTTACCATCATATCTAAAATATTCTAAAAACGGATAAAAAGCTACTTGTGTAAATGGAGAAAATACAGAGTATTCACCATTTTTATATTTCCATCTATAAGCAAATCTTACAAAAGTAAGCTCATATATAGGATCTTTTTCTATTAACGTAACAATGTATTTAAGACTACCTTTAATTGGATCTTCTGTAGTAATATTATTTATTATTATATCTACTTGTCTTGCATCTACAGGGCCATATATTAAATCAATAGTACCTTCAATTATTGTTTCTTCTTCTTCTGCAACAAACTTTAATAAATCCCCTTTTTTCCAATTAGGTTGTCCTGTAACATTAGTTAGTGTTATTTTATCTCCTGCAGATTTATTTTCAAAATCTATATCTAAACTTGCACTCGTATTACCACCAAGGTTAGTATTTTTTATAACCATTGTAGGTGCTTTTTTTGGCGCCTTTTTTATAACACTTACATCATCTTCCGTAATAGCTCTGCCATTTATTTGTGTTTGGTTACCTACAATTTTATAATTACTAAACTCACTTATATTAATACGTCTAGGTTGATTTAAATTATCTGTCCAAAATAATAAACCATCTATAATATTGATACCTGTAACTAAATTATTTTTTGAAAAATTTAAAAAACCTTTTGTAGTATATGTAAAGGTTATATCTACAGAGCTGTAATCTTTATTGTTATATGTTATATTTTTAAATATATATTCACCATCTTCTTTTAATATAACTGTATTTTTTGGTATTGATAATTTTATTTCTGGCTGTGTTACAGACAAATCAAAATTATTTTCTACTAATGTCTGGCCATCGTCATTTTGGTTTATAGTATTACCTATAACTTGCTCTAAAACAGGATCATACGTTAAAATTAATTCACCTTCTTTTGATTGTTTTATACCTAAATCTTTTATAACATCAATGTTTGTTTCTTTTTCATCTAACAATATAGGTTTAACTTCTTTTGTTATTTCATCAAACTCATATATTGCATCTATTAAATCAGATGTTACAAGCCAAAAAAGTTTATTGTTTTTTGTATCAGCAATACTACCTATTGTTTTAGCATTAATTAAGTTTATATCAGATAATTTTTCATTACCTAATATATTTTCAATAGCACCAACATCTGAACCTTCTGATGCAGAAACTTGTATATTAAGAGCGTCTATATATTCACCATTAGGTACAAGTCTATCATCAAGGTCTTTATTCATGCGGCCTTGTGTAAATGTATGCTTGATTTCCGCCATTAGTGTTTAATTTGTTTAGATTTACCTCGCATTGTTTGAGTAAGATCTTCTATATTAATATTTGCAAGTCTTAGTTTTGCAGATCGCATTGCTGCTTTTTTTTCTTTTTTTAATCTATTTATTTGGTACTCAGGTATATTAGCTTTAGCTGACATAATTGCAAGAGCAATAGACTTATACATTGCTTCTTCTGCAAACTTATGTACTTTCATATCTTCATCTACATTAAGTCCATCAGAAACATATTTTAAAATTATTATTTTTTCTTTTACACCATTGCTAAATGAAATCACTCCTCGTGATTGATCTATTATAAATAAATCATTTTTATTAGCGTCTTGTGGACTTAAACCATACCTTTTTCCATAATCTACATTATAACCGTAACCTTCTTCTAAAAAAGTTATATCAGTAGAGTCTCGATCTTCATATCCTGTACTTTGATTTTTGAATCTTTTTGAAGCTTCAGATTCTTTACCTATAAGTACATTACCTTTGTCATCATATAAATAATTATAATCTTTATCCTGTAAATATGGAACAGGCCCGGTTGTATTTCTGCTAGGTTTTAATGGTCTTTCTATACCGTTATCATCTAAACAAGTAACTCTAACATAACTAACAAAGTCATGTGGTAAAGGTATAGATAAAGATGGTGGTATTTCTACCTCTATAGATTTAATATTGTCTATTGTATCAAAACTTAGCTCTTGTAAAGTCCTTTGTGCATGATATGATACCTCTGTCCTTTTAGCTGATTTTATAATTTTATCATCACCAACATATGATACTAAAAAATTACTAATTATATCATCAATTGTTGTAAATTGATAATAACCTTGGTTTTTACTATTATAATATTCTTTTGGTGTGTATTGTGCTAAAGCCATGTGTTAAGATTTTTCTTTTTGTACTTTTAAAGTATCTTTTTGTTCTGCAACTTGACTAACATCAGGTTGTTTTATAACCAAACCAGCATAACTAAGTATTTTATATACTATTGTAGTTTCATCAGATTCATGTATTTCATAATCAGTTGCTGATGTAGAATCATATTTTGCAATATCATTTATTTCTACATATCCCCATGTAACCGCGCTAGGTTTTTTAATATAAGTACAGTTCAATGAATCAATAGATGTAGGATAAACTGTAAGTTCATTACCATTTCTTATATAAACAGGTTTTTTAAGATCAGGCTTTGTCAATCTTGATGCATTTATATGTAAAAAATCATTTTGGTCAATAGGATCAACTTCTAATGTATTGTCATAATACACAGTTCCTAATCTGTATAAGTTTGTAGGTAATGCAAAAACAGAATTTGCTTTTGTAAGTGAAGCTGTAGTTCTAAAAAGATTAATTTTCTCTTTTATATTATTTACTATGTTAGCATATTCGTTTGTAATTTCACCTGCTCTGTTAAATTGGCTTACATCATAAAAATACTGTTCAAACACTTCTAATTGTGCTTGGTTAGCCAATAAGTTATACTCTTGAGGTGTCATATATCCTCTGTTTTCTTTATTGAGTATAGCTTGTACTCTTTGATAAACTGTATCTACGCTAATCATATTATTTATTTATTATAGTAATAAAGGCCACCTAAGTGACCTTTACACTATAGATGGTTTATTTTAATTTTTTTTGTATTGATTTATAAACCTGTACACCTTCGTCAGTTTTCAAAAATGCTGCAAATGCAGTATAAGGATTTTCTTCAAAAGGTACTGACATTAACTTTTTGTTATTACTAGCCCAATGAAAAGACTTTTGATCTCCGGCTAAATTTATAACTCCAGCTTCTGTAGCTTTTATTGCAAAATTTCTAAGTTGCACATTATCATCTTCAACAAGTTCTACAAATAAAAATGGATCTTTTTTAGCAAATAATAATATATCCCTTTTTATTTCTGAAGAAGTCATTTTAGATACACTAGAACCTTGTTCTACTCTTAATACAGCTTCAGCGTGATCTATATCTAATTCTTTAGCTAAATTTAAAGCAGCAATCTCTGCATTTAAATCATGTAGTTCATCTTTTGCTTCTGCAACATTATCTACTTCATAATAAGTTTTATCTTTTTGTGGATGATATAAACTTAATAACTTTTGTAATGCTTGATCAGATTTAGGAACAAACAATGATCCATTTTTAAAAACAATATGTTTTAATGTAGAAAAACCTGTTTGTTCATCTCTGAAAGGAGAGTTTTGGTTACTTGCGTAACGTAATTCTCTACTTTGACCCTTTTCTTCGTCCCACCACATCAAAGGGTTTCTACTATGGTGTTTTGATGCAAGCGTAAATGTGATAGGTTCTTTACCGCTTTTCAAAACATAAGTTCTGTCTTTAAACTCCCAAGAAGGAGTATTTAATTTTTTTGTCATAATATGATATAATAAGATTAATAAAAATGAGTAAAAAGGCGCCCATACAGACGCCTTATACTCATGTTAAAAATTACGCCTGAGTAACAGACTTAAATAATACAAAGTTATTAGCACCTTGTACACACAAACATCTCTCTGACAAGAAATGTACGTTCATTTCGTCTTTATCAGTTGTATAAACTCCACCTACAGAACCAGTGATCCAAGATTTCATCTTTCTATCATCTGCTTCAGAAGCTCTGTATCTAATATGCAAGAAAGGTCTTTTTATGTTTTTACCTAACTGTTGATCATAAACAGTAGAAGTACCGGCAGGTACTAATACACCGTCAATGTCTTCTGTTAGTCCTCTCGTAGCTGCATCATTAAGATATTTCCAGTCAGTTTTATAAAAGTCATAAGAACCTCTTCTAAAACCGCTAAAACCTAGATTTAACGCCATGTCTTCACTGTTGTTAAATACTCCAAAAGAAGTACCGCCATTATAATGTGCGTTAACAGCTCCAAGCATATCGTCAAAAGCTAGTGCAGTGTTTCTTTGTAAGAAAAGCATATTTTCTTCAATTGCTCCCTGCTTATCAAGATTTTTAAGTATTTCATCAAAGTCTTGTAATGCAGTTCTAGTTGTACTACCAGTAAGTGCAGCTTCACCAGAATTAAAGTTTTGGTAAATATTACCTCTTGATTCTAGTGCAGCAAATAAACCTTCAGTACCTTTATAAGAAGCACCAATTGCTCCAGAACCTGTGGCAGCAAGTTCACCTTCTACCATTGCCATTTCAAGATAATCTTCAAATCTTAGTCTAGTTTCATGCTCAGACTTTAAATACCATAGATAACCAGAAGCACCATTTTCTGTAGTAACTTCAACCCAACCAATTTGTGCAGCATCAGATCCTGATATAGAATACTTATCTTTAATAATAATTGGTGAATTACTAAATTGCTGAAAACCAGCATCAATAGATCCATCCATACCATCAGTACCTTTACCAAATTCTGAACCATAAACAAATACTTTAACAGTTACACCTGTACCAGTAGATAAACCAGCAGCATCAATAGTTGAACCACCATAAGCTTTTACTGTAAATGTATTAGTAGTAACTTCAGTAACTACAGCTTTAATAGTAACTAAACCTTCAGCAATTGCTACAGTTTGTCCTTTTCGAACAGCGTGTCCGTTTTTAGTAATTACACCGGTTGTAGTGTTCGCAGACGCGTCATCATAAGCGATGTGTAATCTTCCTTGTTCTGACCAAATTACTTGATCTGACGCAGAAGGTATTTCAGCTCCTACCATTCGTAAAAAAGAAGATACAGATCTGTTACCATATCTTTCTACTTCTTTTTCATAAACGTCGGGTAAGAATTGTTGAGCGAACGTGCCGCCCCCTGAAGAACTATCAAATGTTAGATAATTCCCAGCAAAAAGTGTTTTTGTAGGTGAAGGCGTTAATCCCGCAGGAAACGATCCACCTGTTGCAAATAATCCCATTTTTTACGTTTTAAATTATTGTTTTATTTTAAATCTCAATTTTGAACTATCATCACCACTAATTGCTCTTACTTTAAACCCTGATGTTGTCTGCACTTCTTCATGCGAACCTCTTGGTGCCATGTCGATATTTTTTGACTTTGCTAATTGTTCTTTTATAGCATCAGCACGTCCTTGCTCGTAAAAATGGTTTGCAATAGCATCTGAGTTCATAGCTGTAAATAATGCTTTGTGATAACCACCAACATCTTGCATTTCATTTTTATCGTTAGTAAATCTACTAACTAATGAATTTATATCTGATTGGTTACTACGTACATCATTTGCATTTTTGACATTATATCTATACCTATTCTTACCCACTTTAAACTCAAAACCTTTGAATTTTTCGTTGAAATAATCATTAGTCTTTTTTTCAAATATAGATCTTTGTTTGTCAGCAATTTTTTTTGATGACTCTTGTTCAGCTTTGTATCTATTGTAAAACTCAACAGCTTCTCTTTGTTCAGGATTTAACTTGTTACTTAACTTAAGTTCCTCGTAATATTTATCCTTGTTTTTAAGCAAACTGTTTTTAGCTTCTGCAATAGATTCTTTCAAAGCTATTTTTTTGCGTTTTATTGTTAATTCGTCGTCCTCATCTTCATTTATAGAATAATTGTCTTCCATTTGAAAACTAATTTCTTCATCATTAAGATGTGGTTTGTTTTGACGATAATACTCTCTTAAAATTTGCATATCGTCCATAGCGTCAAAATCTTTATTAAGATTAACATAATCTTCTATGTTTCCGCCTGTATCTTTCATGAAATCAACAAGTTTCTGTATATTTTCAGGTAACTCGTTAATCTCTTGTTTAATATTTACATCTTCTTCTTCTTGTTTAAGCTTTTCAGGTATATCTTTTATTTTATCAACTAGTGTATTTTCATTTTCTTCAACTTTTTCGTCTTCTTGTATAAGCTCAACTACTTGTTCTTCTTTTTCATTATTTTCTTCACTAGCGGGCCGTACTTCTGCGTCCACTTTTTCGCTAACTTCGGCTTGTTCGCCCACATCCACGCTTGTTGTTTCTTGCTCTTGAACGGCATCTTCTTGTTTTTTGTTTACCTCTCTTAAATCAACTTTTATAACATCATCATCTTCTTCTAAATTAAGTTTGATGTCTTTTTTCTCCTGTACAACTTCTTTTTTGTTTTCATTGTCAGTATTCACCTCTTCTTTTTTTTCAACGTTTTCGGTAGTTACGTTTTCTTGATTTTCTGCAACTTCTTCAGTTACATTTTTTTCATCTGCCATAATAAAATATTATAAAATTAGTATAAAATTATTTCGGTTCAAATTGTTCCATATTAAAACCGCTTCCCATGGTATCATTACCACTTGATTCAAACTCTTTTGTTTTACCGCCAGTTTGACGTTGCTCTATAAGTTGAGATTGTTGTGATGCTTGCATTTTTGTTCTTTCGTCTTTTCTATCTTCTTTATATTTTTCTTTTGCATCAATAACACCTCTTTGTTTTTCTTGCATTTGCATATTTAAATTAAATTCATATGCCATAAGCTCTTTTTTAAGCTCTTTTTCAGTTTGTAACCTTTGTATTTCTAACTGTGCTTTTGTTTGTTCTAACTGTGTTTGTTGTTGCGTAATAGCTTGTTGTTTTTGCACTTCTGCTTGTGCTGCTACTTGTTGTGCTTGTGCATTAGCTTGTGATTGTGCTTGTATATTTTGTTGTTGCATCTCTTGATCCAACTTTTGTTTCTTTTTTCTACGTACTTTTAATAATTGATTAGCTAGTTTTAAATTTTTAACTTCTCTAATATCTATTGCATCTTCTAAATATATTTGATCTTTAGCCAATGCTTGTTGTATATTATTTTCTAATCTTGCCTTTTCTTCTTCATCAGGTGATAATTCTATAAAAATACCAAAATCATGTAAATGCATATTTTTGATGTCATCTAACGTACCTACATTATATCTACCTATACTTGATATAAATGAATCTCTAGTAGGTGAATATTCTAAAATATCTGATATTCTTAAACTAATAGCTTCAGCTGTTTTAACTGTCAAATAAAGACTTGATTGTAAAATATGTCTTGTAGCTGTATTACTATTTGCAGCTGCTAATTTTTGTACACCAACTAAAGCATTTTTATCTGGCGTGCTACCATCTCTTGCTTCATTAAGTCCGGTTACGTCTCTTATCATTTGCATATAATAATTATATGTTTGTATAAGAGAATTTATTTTATTATTACCACCATTAGATGTTAATTCTGTAATAGGTACTTTACCTGGGTTCATATCACCTTCCATTGTAAGTGATCTACCTATAACAGAACCAGTTTGGAAAAACATATTTAAAGCTTCTTGAGGATTATAATTAGT